TAGTGAGGAGGTGACATTTATGCCTAATTTGACAACGACCACTTCGGCCGTGTTTATTCCCGAAGTTTGGTCAGTTGAAACCCTGCGAGCTGCAGAACGCGCTTTGGTTCTCGCGCCCCTGGTTAAGCGTTATGACTCCTTGGTCAAGATGCGTGGTGATACCATCCACGTACCCAGAGTGAGTAACTTATCGGCCAACGATAAGATACAAGACTCCGAGGTGACCTTGCAGACCGTAACTGAAACCGAGGTTGGTATTGATATTGACCAATGGAAAGAGGTGTCCTTCGAGATTGAAGACATCGTCAAAGTCCAGTCACAATACGACCTGAGAAGCGAGTACACCGCCAAAGCCGGTTACGCCATCGCCCAAGCGGTTGATACTGACTTATTCGCCCTCTACGCTTCGTTGACCACCACAGATGTCGGCACTTATGGTGTCGATATTGGTGACGACGAGATTGTAGCGGCACTTCAGGTATTGGATGAGGCCGACGCCCCGTTGGAAGACCGTTTCTTAGTGATTGCGCCTTCGCAAAAAGCCGCGATTATGAAGCTGGACAAGTTCGTTAAGGCCGATTACCTCGGTCAATACGATATGCCTACTCCGGTTAAGAAAGGCCCCAACAACCGCTATCTATGGGGAGATATTTATGGTGTCCCAACCTACTACACCAACCAAGTTCCGGTAACTGCCGGGACTCCAGACCAGACCCACAATATCTTATTCCATAAGGAAGCGTTCGCTTTAGCGATGCAACTCTCACCGAGGACACAAGCATCGTACTGGCAAAAAGACTTAGCCTGGTTAGTGACAGCAGATACCATCTACGGAGTCTCCGTACTTCGTGACGATTTTGGTGTCGAAATCAGAAGCTAATAACGTCCACTGGTAGGGGCTACCTGCCCACCCCTACCGCCGAACGTGAGGACATATGATTACCGATGAACAATACAACAAGGGAGGTTACGCCAAACACAATCTAAAGAAAGAATACATTGAGGAGGTCCACTCCCGCACCGTAGGGCCTGATGGTAAGGTCTACCACGGTGAATCCGGAAAACAGTTACTCCGCCGGAAACAAGAAATGCAACGGTATTATGAGCGTTAAGGTAGTAGCGGCATTACCAACCAGGGGGTTGATATACGCCCGAACCATTACCTCAATGCTCGAGAACGGCTTAACAGAATACGTGATTGTGGAGGGGTTACCCATACCCACCTCCCACAACACGGCGATAAAGAAGGCGTTGGCCCTTAACCCGACCCACGTGTTCCTTATCGAGGAGGACATTTACTTACCTCCAGGCACCTTACAAAGGATGTTAGCGGTAGATGCCCCGGTAGTTTTCGTTAACTACCCCGTACTAGATACGGGTACAGGTACAGGTACGGTCTATTCGAAACACGGCCAAGTATGGCACGGACCTACCGGATGCGCCCTGGTCAAGAGGGAGGTATTTAGCCAAATGAAATACCCCTGGCTTGAAACCCAATACTCATTTGATGCCAGGGATTGGAAGATGATGAATATCCCTAACAAATACGGAGGCCAAGATATTCATTGGGGGTACAAGTTACGCAAGTTAGGTATTGAAATGAAACAAGTGACTAATTGGCAAGCCCAACATCTACGGTGCGCCCAATTAGCCAGGATTGAGAACAATAATGGGTGTTATGACATTAGAAGATTGAAACCATTAAGGAATACACAATGAAACCAATAGTCATAAACAAAAAGAAAATGGTGTACGACCGGGGGCGGTATAAGACTGTCAATAATGTCGGTAGTGTCAGTGCCAAGAAGGGAATAATCCAGTCATTGTTTAACAGGAAAAGCCGTCTCAAGAGTGAGGGTGACCGGGGTATTGGCGTGGCTCTTAGCCGAAGGGCAGCTATGATTGACGAAATAGACAAAGAGATACAAAAAAGTTATAAATAAGGAGGTTGTATGCCATCAATGGGAGACTATCTTGCAAAATGGAAGAAGCCAGCGATACCTAAGCCAATCCAGTCCAGAATAAAGTCTAGAGAACGGGTTAAGAGTGAAACCCAAGTTACTAAAGACGCTTACGAACGAAAAGGGCAAGAACTCAAATACCAAGCCCGTCGGGATATGGCCAAAGCATTTCTAGCTAAAGGAGTTCACAGTGCGGCAAAAGGTGCAGCTTTGGGAGTTACTCCTGGAGGAGTATCAGCTAGAGGTGTGGCAAAGGGTGCGGCTATGGGAGCCGTTGGTAGGAAGATAATGAAATTAGGCAATAAGAAAATGATATTGAACAGGGGGCGGTGGAAGGAATTAAAGAACGCCGGCTCTTGGTCAACCCGTAAAGGGAAAGTATAGAGGAGTTACCTATATGCCAATAGTTGGTCAGTCCATTGAGAGCACCCAACTTGACTTTGTTTCCGGTAGTGCCACCTCGGAAACATTTAGGTTGGGCACCGTATCAAACACAGTTCGGAGGTTAACCTTAACCACCGATACTGATGTGTATATCAATTTTGATGAGGATGCTGACGATACGTGTTTCGTTCTGCAGCCAGGTTGTCCATTAGTATTCGACAGTCTGACCTTTACCATTATTAGTGCACAGGGTGTCAACTCAGGTGGCACGCTGTACATACTAGCACAACGTAATTAAGGAGGTGACTATGGCTTGCGGAGACTTGCCTATCGGGGCAATAACTTTCAATGAAACTGTAACGACCGCTAATGCAACGGCTGGTCTTACAGTTAAGACCGCTATATCGGGCAAAACTATATTTGTTACTGATATTACTATTAGTACCGATACCGAAACCAACATCGAGATACAGGATACGGCCAGTGCGGTAAAGTGCCAACAGATGTACTTTCCGGCTACCAGTATTTGGTCAAAGACCTGGATGACTCCACTGCAATTCGCAATTAGTACAGGAGTAAAGGTAGTTGCCGCTGATGCGGGAAATGTTTCGGTTACCATTACCGGTTATGTAAAGTAGAGGAGTTATGGCTGACAAAGTAATTTACACAGCCAACGACGAACCGAGAGACGTAATCGGGGTGGAGTTCGGCGACACTAAACAGACTGACTTTTATCCCCAATCCAAGGTGATGCGTTGGGATAATGAGGTCAATTTCAGCTTACGTTATGCTGATTCAGACCCTTCCGGTGCCGTTGTGAGTACCGGAGAAAAGACCGCGACCTACGTTGATGGGGATATTACCGTTAAGACCTACGATAAGCCGGAATTGGAGGAAGGTGGTACGGAGTTTGAGGTCATATTGGCCTCTGCCCCCGCGAGTAACATCATTCCTTTTACGGTCCGTAGCAAGAGTGTTAGCGTAGCCCAAAACTTACCCTTCACCGAACAGGATTTGACCAACCAACCGTTTTACACCGAAGATTTGGTAATCACGGAGAATGAGGTCAAGGGTCAGGATGATTTTGTCCACCTTTCAATGGCCCCAGAAGCGGTCAACAGTTACGTTCTCTACCATAACGGCAATCCCATCAATTACGAAGGTGGGACACTTTACAAAACCGGCAAGTTCCTAACCCTTTACCGCCCCAAAGCGGTTGACGACAACGGCGTAGAAACGTGGTGCGACCACGTCTTGGATTTAGAGGCAGAGACTTACACCATTATCGTACCCCAATCATTCCTCGATACGGCGGCTTATCCGGTCACCATTGACCCCACGATGGGGAACACTGGGATTGGGGTCAACACAATGTTTGTTGGTGGTGGCGAGAATCGCGGGATAACAGTTATCCCTCCGGTCAATGCTCGTGTCGCCAGTTACTCTTTCTATCTATCAGCCATAACTAATAATGACACTACTCGGGCATCCTTATGGGCTAATTGCGGAAATGCTTCGGCGTTAGAAACATTAGTTACTGGAACTGATGATGCTAACCCAGGTTGGATTACCCGTACATCGGTTGTGAAACCGCACTTACAAGCTGGTGTTCAGTATATTTACGCTTGTGGCTATGACCAGGTTGACGGAGTGGCTAATACGGCTATATTTTGGGATGCAATGCCTGGAGGTAGCGGGTTGTATTCATATAGGGGTGGGGGAATTGCCCCTACTTGGTTTACTTATCAAAGCGGGATATATTTTTCAATGTATCTCACCTACTCCGAGGTTTACCATAACGGCTACGGCTATAGGCGCACCATCTCTACCGATCCCACCAAGGTTGATGCCGACCTAACCAATTACCCGATGTTAGTCAGCGGAACTTACGCCTACCTCAAGACCGTGGCCAACGGGGGATTAGTGGAACACGCCAGTGGGTTTGATATCCGGTTTGAAACGACTGACGGCATTAAGCTAGACCACGAGATTGAGTCTTGGGACGCCACGACCGGGGCGATTGTCGCCTGGGTGCGCCTGCCGTCCGTCAGCAACACCGTAAGTACCCAATTTTACCTTTACTACGGCAAGACAGGGATGACGGTTACCGAAGCCAATCCGACTGGAGTCTGGTCATCAACGTATAAGGCGGTATGGCATTTGAATACACTTAGCGATAGTACGAGCAATGCTAACACCATAACCAATTATGGGGTCACCTTAAATGTGGCTGGGGGTAAGATTGGCAATGCTGCAGACTTTGAAACATCCGAAACCGATTATATGGAGGTAGCGGATAGTGCTTCACTTGATACGATCGGGGCTTTCACAATCAGTTGTTGGGTTAAGGCAGAAACTACTGCCTATGGCGGGTTATATTACAAGGGACTTGCCCAACAATGGGAGGGTGCGGTTACCAAAACGATTGATTTTGGCTTTTTCCCGGGTAATTTTGTTATAGGAATTGCCAATGGCGCTACTAACTATGCGGGCAAAACCTCTGGATTTGGACCGACGGTAGGTACTTGGTATCATTTTGTAGCTACTTGGGATGGACTCAGTAACGCGGGGCTTAACCTTTATGTTAACGGGGTCAAGTCGACTGTACCTTTGGTTGAAGATGTCGGAAATGTAACCGCAATTCCCGCCAATACTTACACAGTTATATTGGGAGGCCAAAATAAGGCCGGGGGAACTCAGTATCGTTTAGATGGCTTATTAGAGGAGTTAAGACTCCAATGGACAGAGAGGCCGGAGGCGTGGGTTAAGACCGAGTATAACAACCAAAACGACCCAAGCACCTTCTACACCGTCGGTTCGCAGGAGACCCCGGTCGAGGTTGCCGGCAGTTACTCTTGGAGGCGTAAAATTACCATCAACAGTAGCCAAGTAGCGGCTACCGCCACTAACTTTGCTGTTTGGTTTTCAACTACACAGAACTCATTGAAATCAGTCGCCAACGGAGGGAACGTAGTTTATGCCGATGGACGGGACATTATCTTCTCCTCAACCGATGACCCTACCGGAACTAGCCGGATGGACTTTGAAAAGATTTACTACGACCCAGTTCTAGGCACATTCAAAGCGTGGGTACGAGTACCTTCGTTAAGTTCCTCGGTCAATACAATTATATGGTTGTTCTATGGCAACTCTACCCTACTCCATATAAAGCAAAACCAGCGTAAGACCTGGATGGGGTATCAAGAGGTGTTTCATATGGATGTTGCCCCCACCTATACCATTGGCGGGGCAAGGGAAGATGGACAATTAGCCGCAGCCAGGGGCGGTCAAACCAGTGGCACGGAAACGCCTGTATTAGACACGGTCAATTACAAACTGCACAATTCCTGGGACTTCAATGGCAGTAATCGGCGGGTGTTTATAATGGACACGTTCTTCAACAGTACGCCTACTCCCGTTACCGTGACCGCCTGGGTGCGTACTGCAATAAACAATGTAGCGTAAAGTGTTTACACTAAGGGGATAAATGCTATCGGCGGCACGGATTATCACGACTTTGGGGTTACTAATACCAATAGACTCCGAATACGGGCTAATGGTGCTGACCAACTAACAGGTACAACTGTCTTATCTATCAATACCTGGCATTACGTGGTCTTTGTCTTGGGGAACACAGGCATTTACTCGATATATTTGAATGGGGTATTGGATGGCACCGACACAGGTAATCCCACCTCTTGGTCATTGGATGCCGATAAAGAGGTTACTTTCGGGACTAAGCAGAACAACAATAATAACTGGAGAGGTCAAATGGAGGAAGTCCGTTGGTACTTCGGTGTATTACCAGGGACTTTTATTCAAACTGAATATAACAACCAAAATAGCCCAAATACGTTCTACACCCTTGGCGACCACGAACCTGGAGCCGGAGGCGGTGGTTGGGTGATATTCGGTGACGAAGGACTAATAGCGTAGGAGGATTATGGCGAAAACATTAGCGTATTTAAGAAACCAAACCCGCACTTACTTGGATGAGTCCACCCAAGCCGACTTTACCGATGCCGAAGTGGACCGGGAGATAAACAACGGCTACCACAAAGTCGTAACGGCGGTATTTGAGACTTACGAGGACTTTTACCTGGACACCTTCCTAATGGACTCGGTGGCTGGACAACAGGAGTACGATTCAACTGACGGATTACCAGATACCCTATTCAAAATTAGGCGTATTGAAATCAATTACAACCCCTCGACTACGAAGCGGGTAGTAGCCAAACCAGTCCAACTTGACGAAATCCCTACCGATATTAGCAATACTAACCCCAACATTACCGCCTTCCACGCCCCGGTATGGTATTTGATGGGGATTGGTTCTGGTAACGAACGTATTGGCTTCATTCCCGTACCTACCGAGAACATTACTGACGCCATTAAGGTGTGGTACGTCTACCAAGTTGAAGATTTAGTCCTATCCGCAGACCTCGTGGTGATACCTTATCCTGATAGGTATGCCCAGAGCATATCTCGATATGCCGCTGGTGTCCTAATGAGCAAGGGTCAACAGGAGGAACGGGTAGGATTGGTGTATATCGAGTCATTCGAGAAAGATATGCGCCAAATGCAACAACAGTTAGAGGACCGGAGAGCCCAATGGGTCAAGACGGTGGTAGATACCGCTGGTCAAGACGTAGATTTTAGTAGTGCTGGACTAATGTAATGCAAAACTTAAAGCGAATTATTGAACGCAACTTCTATCTGGGGTACAACAACCGCGATAAGCCGGAAGACCTGCGGAATACCAAGGATGGGGTAGTGTATATGGCCTTAGTCCAGAATGGTTTATGTGACGAAGGCAAGATAATCAAGCGTGACGGATACGACCAGATAGGTAACGTGACTTTCGCTTCTAAGGTATGGGGCCAAGACCGCCACGAACCGTACGGAGGTTCAAAATATATCCTGCGGGCGATTGATAATGGGCCAAACATTCAGATAGAGGGTTGGTCGGGGTCGGGTAACTTCGTGGCCCTTACCGGAGCGACTACAATGACCCAAAACAACGAGGTTAACTTCGCAATGGCAAATAACGCTACTTACATATTCAATGGCGTAGATACGGTTCTCAAAACGACTAACGGTACGAGTGCCACAGCCGTAGCCACCATTCCCGTCGGGAAAGACGGGGTGTGGTTTCACAACTACTTCTTCATATTCGGGGTCGCCAGCAATCCAGACCGCCTTTACTTCTCCAACATTGGTGCCCCGGAAACATTCACCGCCTTAACGGGATACCTGGACATTAACCCAGGAGATAATGAACCGATAATCGCCCTTAGTGTCTTAAAGGATGAATTGCTTATCATCAAGCCGTCACGCCATTGGAGTCTGACAGGGTTCGGTACGACCGACTTTACTCTAGATGACTTGGGGGAACGTGGAACTAATATCGGTACGAGGTCGCACCGTTCGGTAGTCTCGGTAGGCAACGATGTTTATTATTTGTCCTATCGGGGGTCAGTACCCCACTTCCGGTCAATCAGGAAGACTGAGGACGGCCAAATCGTTGATGGTGGCCTTATCTCCGATACCATTACAGGCACAATGAAAACACTTAACCTCTCCCAGATTGAAAAGGTAGCCGGGGAGTTTGATGGCCGGAGAGTCTGGTGGGCTATTCCTACCGGTACGGCTACGGAAAACAACACAGTCGTAGTCCACGATACCAGTACTAAGGGATGGGTAGTAATGACGGGAATTAACGCCTCGGTCATTCATATCTCCAGTATTGCTGGTACTACAGACCTCTATTTCGGCAGTTCGGAAGCCGACGGTAAGTCACATAAACTTAACTCCGGTAAGGATGATGACGGTGATGCTATAGACTTTGTGGTCAAAACACCCCTGTATAATCCCCAACCCGCCTACGAGTCCAGGTACAAATACCTTTACGTCACCGGGGAATCATCTGACGCTGACCTAGACGTATATGTATCAAAGGACGGGTTCACCGAGGATTACCTGACCACTATCAGTATGGTGGGGTTGGGTGCCAAGTTCGGTTACGCCACTTTCGGCTACAGCAAGTTCGGCGATACTACCATAGCCAAGAAGCGTATCAATTATGCAGGTGGTAACGCATACTATATGCAATACATATTCAAAAACAATGCCGCTAACGAAGATATAACCCTTCGGGAGTGGGACATATTCTATTACGACAAAGGACTAAGAGAAATATAAGGAGGACTTATGGCATTTATTAGCCAACAATACGTCGCCATAACGGGGGCTACCCTGACCGCCTCCATCTGGAATGACGAGTTTACCAATTTGATTAACGCCTTTAACGGGGGGATTGATAATGCCAATATCGCCTCGGCTGCAGGCATTGCTTATTCTAAACTAGCTCTAACGGGGGCAGTCCTCAACGCTGACTTAGCAGGGAGTATAGCCGCTTCAAAAATAACCGATACAGCGGTCACTTTAACTGCTTCCCAAACACTGACTAATAAGACACTTACCGGGGCAGTAGCCAACGCTACGGTTCACCCGATTACTACAGTGACCTACGCTGGCTCGTTAGTCTTTGACGGTGATATAAGCAACCATTTCATTTGCACCTTAACTGGTAGCCCGATTATTACCTTCCAAGACTTTGAGGACGGCCAATGCTGGATTATTCACCTTAAGCAAGACGGTTCAGGCAACCATACCGTTACTTGGCCGACTACCAGATGGGCAGGAGGGGTAACGCCTACCCTAACTACAACGGGGAATAAGATTGACACCCTCGGATTCATCAAGAACGGGGCAGATTATTACGGTTACGTTATCGGAAAGAATATCTAATGCCGTTCAATTACAAAGTTGGTAACTTCCAACTAAATACCGTCACAGGCAACCAAGCCATTACCGGAGTGGGGTTTCAACCCAAGGCCATCCTGTTCTTCCACAACTCGGCTACGGTAGATGTGGGAGTACCCCAAATTGCTAACCATTACGGGATGGTAGGAATGACCGATGGAACGACCCACCGTTCGGTATGGTGGTTTGAGCCAAACGGCAATGCCGGACTGGAATCAACGGGATATATTCAAAGTTCTTATCCTATTTGCGGAGGTAATAACCTGTCACCGACTACTTGGTATGCCAATTTAGTTTCCCTTGATGGCGATGGTTTCACGATTAACGTGACTACCGCCCCTCCAGATGTGTACCGAGTTGGTTATATGGCAATAGGCGGGGCTGATGTGACTGACGTATTTGTCGGGGAGTTTACGGGTACTTCCGGCTCTCAAGCCGTAACGGGGTTGGGTTTTATGCCTACCGGACTCATTATGACGGGGTTAGGCAGTACCGCTACCTTACTAACCTCCGGCAATGCTTATTCTACTAACGCTCATTCCAAACACACCTTCGGGGTTAGTGACGGTACGTTCTCCAGATGTACCGGCTTAAACTTTAGGGATGCGGCTTTAGGCACTAAGATAAATGGCAAAACCCAGGAAAGTGCCATTGTGGCTTCGGCTAACCATACCGGAGCGAATACTTACGCCTACAAAGCCACCCTAACCAGTTTTGACGTAGATGGCTTTACGGTTAACTGGACTGTAGCCGGTGGAGGCAAGTTATTCTTCCTGGCTTTCGCTGGACCACTAACCCAGGTGGGATTCTTTACCAACCCCACTTCGACAGGCACGTTCATTCCTGTATCCGGCCTGGCCTTCCAACCAAACGCCCTGATTACTTTGTCCAGTTGCCAAACTACCTTCGGTAATATCGAGGGGAATAGTGAAGTAGCCAACGGCCCTGGTGCCGCCTATTCGTACGGCTTCGCCACTGACTCGATGGAACAATTCAACATTGAAGCCGCCAGTTTAGATTTTACCGCAGGGGCAACCTATTCTGGGTTCTACCAAAGCGAATTAGCAGTAATGACCAAGTTTCTTTACAATAACCGGAGTACTCTACAGGAACAAATCGCCTTTGATAGTTTCGGTACGGATGACGTCACCTTAGATGCCCTGACAGTCTTGGGTGCGGGTACGAGCCAAGTCTCGTATATGGTTATTGAAGGTGATGGCGGTGGACCGCCACCCGTTGACCCCACCGGAGGTTCGGGTGGCCCCGATAGTCCAGACAGTATATTTTTGCAAAGATTTATAGAGCTTTAGGAGGTTTATGGCATTGTTAACTGACTTAGCCCAATCAACGGTCAAATCTGCTTCGGCTAAGTTACGCCAACCAGCAATTCAGATGCCGTACTTGCCGGATATTATTGCTAAACTCACGCCTTCCTGGGTACCTCAAGTAATGACCCCCAATGCTCCAGGGTATCTCGGTGCTGCCGGACAAATGGCGAAACAAGAGGAAGCCAGGTTGAAACACTTACAACAGCAAGCCATCACCCAGGAACAGCAACGCCAACAGATGAAGATGGCTGGCTTATATCCCTTAAATGAGGCAGAAGTCCAAGCCGGACAAGCCACCAATGCTTCGGTCCAACCGATTTACTATGACCCCAATACCGGACAATACTCTTATACCAAACAAGGGGCGCAGACAACTGCTGGAGGCGGTGGGGGCGGTGGTGGTGATGTCACCCACGGAACAACTGATGTTGGCGGTGGTGGGGGAACGGTGGCAGGGGCAACAATGCCAGAATACGATTATGCCGTTGAAACAGACTTGGCTTACCGGACACTTCAAAACTTTTACAATAAACTACTAGACTTCTCCGGAGGGAGATTGGATTTAGCCAAACGTACGCTTGAATACATTTATCAGCAAGGTATAAGGGAAACCGCCCAGGAATACGAGCAATCACGTGCCGAACAAGAGTTGCTTTTCCCCAAGGAAACGGCCGAGGCACAAACCGGACTTAACCGTAGAGGTGTCTACTTCTCCGGTTTTGGTAAGGAAGATATGGGAAGTGTCCAGAAATCGCAGGACATTAGGAAGTTAGCCGTAGAACGGGCTAAAGAGAACCGGGAATCAAGGTTAACCAGTGAACGTGATTTAGACCTGGAGAAGTCAACTGGTGCATTTGAGGAAGAAAAGTTCGGCCTGGAACGCCAACGCCGACAGGAAGCCCAAGGAATGGCTCGTGATAAGTACGCTATTCAAGCTGAAAAGTACGGTGGTGAGTTAACCAAAGCCGTACAAGGTGAAGCCAGAGCCGCTTCTACCGCAGGTAATCAAGCCGCAGGTGGCGGGTCTACCGCAGGCGGTTCTACCAGCAACGACAAAACCCGTTTCCGGTCTTGGATGCAGACTACCGGAAAACAAAATGAGCTTGATGTCGCCACCAGAGGGTCAAAACAGGAGGGTGCCGACTTTTACGCCCTAATGAATAAATACAAAGGTCAATACTAAGGAGGCGTATGGCAGTCAGTACATTAGAAGCACAAGGGGCTATGGCTAACGCTAACCCTAACATTCTTTCGAACACTTATACCGGAGGGGCACAGCAAAACACTACTATGACCGCACCGCCTCCTAACGTACCGGATGAAACTCCGGAACTACCGCCTGGTTCAGAACAAGCGATGGGATTAGCCCAAGATACGGCTCAATCGTTATATGACCGAGGTTTTGTAAGTCAACAGGAAGGCCAACGGGAACAATCACTCAACGAATTAGCCGGATACGACCGAATGTTGAATGATGTGTACCAAGGCAAGTCATTTTTCCCCCAAACCGAGGGGTACGTGGACAATCCGGCAGATTTGACCGGGGGATTATCACGGATTGCCGGACTAACCGGAGGTGTTGCCAGTCAAACCGCTTCGGCCATTGATACTACCGAACGGTCTTACCAAATGGCGGTCAATTCGGTCTTAGACAGGTTCAACCAATTTGCGGCTATGCAGTTGGAACGAGAGAAATTAACTCAATCGGGTTCTGGTGGATTTGACATCAATAGTATTCTCTCCATTTTGACTAATAATGAGACTCAACAAGCTATGCCCGAAGAACCACAAGAAGAAATGTTAGGACCTGCAACCTTCGCTGGTGGTCAGCAGAACGTTCCTACTGCCACTCTAGCGTCTTCACAACCGAGGACGTTGGGTATCAGTACAGCCGAGACACCAATCGGTTTTCAAGCCAATACAATGGCTCTCCCAACACCTACAGGTCCAAGTCCAGTAATGACTGCACCTGCACCGACTCAAGTTGGCTTCCAAGCCCAATCACCCTTAGCTGGTTTACCTACCACCCAACAATTTATGCAACCGGGGGCGGGCAATGTTGAAACTGGGTCAAATAACCTCATTAAAGCCCTGCAAATGGCTAAGAATATGGACCAAGTGAATACTATTATCAAATTGAATGAGATTGTCCAGAAATCTAAAGGAACAGGAACGCTGTCGGAAGGCCAAATGACTTCGGCTAGCGATTTACGCCAAGAGTTCGGGAAGGCAAAGGCGATTGCCGACACAATGCTGGATGCTCACCAAGTAATCTTAAATGCCGCACCTACCCACGCTGGAGATTTGGCCTCTATAACGGCCTTTATTAGGATGCTGACTAAGCGGTCAATCGTAACCGAAGCACAATCAGAAGCCGCAGGAGAAACCGATAGTTTATTGCAAGAAGCTCAACAGCAATATCAAAAATTAGTCGGAGGTGGGCGGTTATTACCGGAACAAAGGATACAATTAAAGGCAGAAACTAGTCGGATATTTGAGGAACAAATGACTCGCTTCCAAACTGCGGTGAACTATTATGCCAGTATTGCTCCGCAGTACGGAGTACAACCTTACTTAGTAGTAGGCAGTCAAGACCAATTAAGGCCATATTTTGAAAGGACTCCTCAAATGTCAGTTCAAGAACAAGGCCGTGAACCGATTGAAAACTTTATGGAGCAACGCCCTTCACTATGGGAGTCAATCTCCAGAGGTTTGAAAGGAGGAATTGTCTAATGGCTACATACATCCGTTATCAAGACCTCATTGATGCCGGTTATTCTCCCCAAGAAATTACCAAATGGGAAACACTTAACACCGACACCAAGATTATTAGGCAACCTGTAAGCCGAGCTACGACTATGATGGGCAATCTGGGTGAAGTAATGATGCCTGGGAATGTCAAGTTTTGGTCGCAAGCAACAGGTACGGGCGGTGAACAATTACCCTCTACCACTTACCAGCAACAAACCCAACGTCTTATCAACCAGCAAGAAACACCTCAAGCCAGGATGGGTACGGCTCTTAAGCGTTTCCCCGGTTATGCCGGAACTTCATTTATGGAGAAACTCCCTGCGGCTGGAGAATGGGCGGCTATGCTCGCCCCGTCTATCGTGGCTGGTGGACCTGGGGCAACTGCTTCGGTTCAAACAGCCACTAAACCAGGATTGTTAAGGGCCTTAACCGCACCAGTCCAAGTGGGTCGAGTAGGAATGGGGGGAAACATAATGCGTGGGGCGTTATCCGGTATGCAAGCCGGAGGGATTTATGGGGGAACTAGGGAAGCCGAAGGACTAACACAAAGAGCTTTACAGACATTAGGAGGAATGGGAGTTGGTGGAGTAATGGGGGGGTTATTCTCGGCTGGTGCCGAAGGAGTTAAGGCATTAGGCCGTGGCGTTCAAACCAGAATAGCCGAAGAAGGGGCAAGGAAAGTAGCCCGTCAAGCAGTAGCCCAACCAACTGTAGAAAACTTAGTTCGGTCTAAAGAGGCACTCACCAAAGCCCAAGTCCAAGGCGGTTTCTACCCCAAATACCGTTCACCCTCATATGCCAAACAACTGATGCAATCAATGTTAACCGTACCTACCAAGGTCAATAGCCGGATTAAGACGGGAGATACGATTGACGACTTGTTGAGGTACAAGATTACTTTCGACAGTCCGGAACAATTACGCAACCTGGCTCAACGGGTAACTGGGGCTCACGGTGACGTAACGGTAATGACCCGCAACGCTATATGGCAATCGGCAGGCAATACTCCGATTAACGTCAATGATGTTATTCCGGCCGTAGACGACTTTGTTGACAACTCTTTCTATATGAGCGATACCCAAAAGGACATCGTGAAGCGTAAGGTGGCCGAGGAAGTTGGCAAACGCCTCCAAGCCAAAGGAGTTGGGGCTACCACTGATATATTCAAAATGAATGCCTTAGATGCGTACGACCTGGCTAAACACTTGGAACGCAAGGGATGGAATGAGATCAACAAATCCACTTACCTGACCCAACGGCTTGATGCCGAGGATTTAGGTCGGGCTTACTTAAGTGCCGCAGACATTCTGACCGACCAATTGAATGACGTAGTCAAGCCGGAAGCGATTGCCGCCGTCAAGACTCCAGAGGTAATGGCTCGGATTAACGCCATTTCACCCGTATTAGCCGATGACGTAGCCAAAGCCCAGACTTGGGCTGACATACGGAGATTAGCCGCCACTTTTGTACGGGCAGACAAAGCCGCCGAACAAACAATGTGGGCGAACTATAGTGCCGCCATCAAGATGGGGCAAGCGATTGATAGGCGCAAAGGATTGGGGGCATTGGTGCCGAAAACTGGACCGCTAACTTGGATACCTGGCTCTGAAGCCATCCTCTCCTCTCCGGCAATCAATACGCGGGTAGCCGTAGCGATGCAGGAAGCCCAACGGAAGATTGCTACTAATCCCCTATTAAGAGGGTTAGCCGAAGGGGCAAATAGGTTAGTGGAGAACCCGATAGCCAGAAAGTTAGGTCGTTACACCGCTATTAGGACACCAGCTATATTGCAACAATTAGCCAATCCGGAGGAATAATATGGCTTGGTATGATGAGGGAGTAACCAGGGTTAAGACAGCCGTAAGAGAAAACCCCTTACAATTCACTCCGTTTGCTTGGCGTGAAGCTGCAGTCCCAATGGCAAAAGGTTTAGGCACCGGATTAGGCGTACCGCAAGCTGGTGAAGACCTGGGGTATGCAATGCGTGGGGCGTTAAACGTGACCCCTTTCGGTGGATTGAAAACGAGTGCCATAACCGGGATACCTAAGTCCTACGAACCGACTACGCCACGACAGAGAGCTATACAGGATATCTCACAAGGGATTTATGGGTCGGCTTTAATGTCACCGATATTAGGGGCACGAGCCGCAGGTCCATTGGCTAGAACAATGACTGGTTCGCAAATAACTAGGTTAGGGTTAGGTCAGGTGGCTCGGACTATTCCAAGCGTTGCCACAATGGGTGCGGGATTAGGTGCGGGAATAAGGGCAATAGGAAATGTATTGACAGATCAACCTATATCTTCTGGTTTACCTCAAGCGGTGGGTCAGGGGGCACAGTTTGCTTTGAAAACAATGCCGACTATGTTAGGTACGCAAGCGTTGGTGGGTAAGGTAGCCGAATCGGTGCCTGCCCTACGCCAGTTAACCGAACAAGGGATTAAAGGTTATGCTCCGATTGCCGAACAAACCATTGGTCAGTACGCCAAATCTATTGGTGATGTGGGGATAAGGCGGTTGATACGCGGTGTCCTATTAGAGACACCCATCGAAGCCATCACCTACGGAGTAGTGAACAAGCGGGGTGAAGAAGGTTTGATGCGGAGTATTGAACGTGAGGCATACGAAAACCTAATCTACAATATCGGTTTTGCAGGGTTTAATACCGCCTCAAGTGCGATGAGCCCCTTAGTTAGGGGGGCGGTCAAAAATGCAATCGAAACCTTTAGAGGTGGTGTAGTTGCCGAACCGCAAGCCGGATTTGTCGGAACACCAGAGGCAATGTTTAAGGCATTGACCAAATCACAAGTAGATAGGTTGCCAAAGTTCGTTCCAGTAGCCGAAGGACCGGGGGCGAAGACACGGGTAATGGTTTCCGATGCCGATTCACGCCTAGCTATACCCACTACCGCACTCAAGAAAGCCCAAAGCGGGGTTGATATGGTATTACCCCTCAAGAACATTCTCCAGCACGACATTCTTTACAAGGCATACCCCGAAATGGCCGACATTCCGGTAGCCATTATTCCCCAACGGGGCCAAATGAGGGTACCTGGGGCGGTGGGGTTATTTGACCCCGAACAAGGGAGAATCGAATTATTGGTTGACCCGACTGCCGGCGATATCCGTAAGAACGTACTCCACGAAATCCAACACGTTATTCAAGATGTCGAGGGCTTCCCTGGAGGCGGTTCACCGGCCAGGTCAATGGATGAACAAACGGCTCAAATAATGGATGACTATGCGATGGCAGCTAACCTGCGCCGGATGTACGAGATGGGCGGGAAGAAGTCCTGGGATAGTATTGTTAAGGGGGTAGGCGGGGCGACCAAACGGGCAGTCCAGTATGCTATGGACCAACCCCTACAGGAGTTAGATAGGGCCGTCAGGACATTAAAGACCCTCTCGGAAATGGAAGGGTGGCAAGGTTACCAGGGTACGGTAGGTGAACAGGAAGCCAGGGGTACAGAGTTATTAGCCAGTCTCTCCCAAAGGAAGTTGGCCGGAATTGACCCGTACGACACCGCAAGACGTTATGCCCAGATGGAAGCCACGGGTACGGTCACGCCGTTACCGAAAGAATTACAAGCCAACGTTTCCAAACCAGATACTTATAGTGTTGAGGGTACGCAAAGAGACATAGAAGTAGACCAAAAGCTACTTGCTCAGTATGAAAAGGATATTGCCGACCCAAATACTAATCAGGCAAATCTTGATTACTTAAAGCGGTCAAGGGATTTGTTGCAAAAAGATTTGCAAAGATTGT